AAGGTTGCTTATTTTTTGGACGGTGACAGTCGAGAGTTTGCAAACGCAGCGGAACTGTATGTCGCTTATATGGAGAAAGTGTGCGGGGTGGAAGCATGATCACACTAACACGCGAGGAAGGCTACTACTGCGTTGTATGCGGCAGGTTCTTGCCTGAAGAAGATGGCGTGATCGTGCATGACGATGTGCCGCACTCTGTTGACATGGACTTTGGAGATGAGGAGAACACGAAATGATTTTTAAATCACAGTCGATGCGTTTCGTCATGGCAACCATGATGGATGTTGAACACGAGTGGCAGCACAGCAAATGGAAAGACAAGGGCGAAATGATTGATCCCGACAAGCCGATGATCGTTCTGGTCGGTGATTACGGCTACGAGGTGCAGTCCTGCGGCGGTGATGGTGACATCGAGGGCTTTGTCATCCAGTGCAAGGATAAGCCTGTGTGCAAGTGGGAAGGCATGGAGTGCATAATATTATGATTACACTAACCCGCGAGGAAGCGCAGCAGGTGCTGGATGCGTTGGAAGGCGTAAAAGACATGGCATGGGATTCGGATACGGTTGCAGGACGCAAGCTAATCGAAACCCTCCGCGCCCGACTCGCGCAGCCTGAATCGGAGCCGGTGGCGTGGACAGTTGGCGGTCTAATTACCGACTTTTCGCGAGATTTCAGCGCATACAAAACTAAAACATACACGCGACCACTCTACACCGCCCCACCACAACGCGAACGAGTGCAGTTTCCGACGATGCTACGCAAGATGTGGAGTGGCAGTGAAGTGCAAGCGTGGCTGGATGAGAACCTGAATAAGGAGAAGAATCATGGATAGACAGTGCCTTAGCTGCGGAGGGTTTTGCAAAAAGTCCGGATGCGAACGTGAGAATATTGCACCAACAAAACGTGAATGGCAGGGGCTGACGGATGATGAGAGAACTTATTTGGCATGGGAGTCAAATAACGGGCCGCATTGTGTTGCGATGACCGAAGCCAAGCTGCGGGAAAAGAACAGTTGACCCGGCAATCGCTATGGCGAAAGCGCCAAAGCCAGCCTCAAAAAGTTGTTGCCTTCAGCGCAACAGAAGAAGATAATGCCGCCCATCAACCACCACGAAAGGAGGACGCCATGTACGGTAAAGGTAAAAAGCCGCCTAAGCCTCCGAAAAAGTGAAGCCCAAAGGCAAAACTATGATGGTTCCCCTCAACGAGCTCGGGCGTCGTATTGGTCATCTGCACCACAACGCAAAGTTCACGGACGAAACAATCGATAAAATCCGGGACATGCGCGAAGACATGGCCATGACATACCAGCAAATAGCAGATATCGTGGGCATTTCAAAACATGTCATCGCCAAGATCTGCCGGTATGAACGCCGAGCTCAAACCCCTCATCGATGGATAAAGGTTATTAAAAATGACAAAGGAGACTGAGCCCAAAAAACTCGGACGGCCACCTGAGCCAGTCCCGAAAGACAAAGCCGATGACATCATCGAATGGATTTCCGAAGGGAAAACATTGAGAGACTGGTGTCGGATTGAAGGTAATGTCAGCTTCCGTGCTGTGTACGATTGGATTGAGAAAGATGCCAATTTTGCTTCACGCTTCGCGCGCGCGAGAGAGATTGGGCAGGATGTAATCGCCGAGGAAGCGCTGGCAATCATTGATGAAGAGCCTGAAATTGCAGAAAGTTGGGGAGAAAAAAGTGGCAGCAGACATCGAGACAGCGCGCATGTGAGCTGGCTCAAAAACCGGGCTGAGATGCGCTTGAAGCTGCTGGCCAAGTGGAACCCGAAAAGATATGGCGACCGCATGGTGAACGAGCATACCGGCACGGACGGCGGTCCGATTGAGATCAGCGACACCGAGCGCGCGGCCAAGATCAAAGCCCTGATCGCCGCGGCAAACCAGCGCAAGAGCAAATGACCGTCGATGAATTCGATCCTGAAATTCTGCAGTACCTTACGCCCGAAGAACTGGCGGAGCTCGATGCTCTGCTGGCTGCGGACAAAACCATTTGGCGACCACTGCCCGGACCACAATCCATGGCTTACTATTCCGAGGCCGATATCATTGGCTACGGTGGTGCAGCCGGTGGAGGAAAGACAGATCTGGCCTGCGGTAAATCCCTCACAAAGCACCGCAAGATCGGCATCTTCCGATTAAACGGCACCGAGCTGACCGGCGTCATTGACAGGTTCACAGACCTGATTGGCTCACGCAATGGCTACAACGGCCAGAACAACATCTGGCGAACAAAGCGTGGCGATGGCGTCGATATCCAAATCGAATTCGGATCTTTCCCGAATCTTGGCGACGAAAAGAAATACCAAGGCCGGCCACATGACCTGCTGGTGTTCGACGAAGCAGCCAACATGCGCGAGATTCAGGTACGCTTCCTGATGGGCTGGCTGCGTACCACGGACATCAATCAGCAATGCCAAGCCCTGTTGACGTTTAACCCGCCAACGACCGCTGAGGGCCGCTGGATCATTGCGTACTTTGCCCCATGGTTGGACAAGAAACATCCGAACCCGGCAGAGCCCGGCGAGCTTCGATGGTTTGCGACCGTTGATGGCAAGGATCTCGAGGTCCAATCCGGCGAAGAGTTTCAGCATAACGGCGAGACAATCAAACCGATGTCGCGGACCTTCATTCCGTCTCGGATCAGCGACAACCCTTACCTGATGGGGACTGGATACATGGCCACATTGCAGGCAATGCCCGAGCCACTGCGCTCACAGATGCTTAACGGCGACTTCAGCGCCGGCATGGAAGATGACCCGTGGCAGGTTATCCCGACCGAATGGGTCGAGATGGCGCAGGCCCGGTGGGTAAAGCCGCTTAAGCTTGCGCCAATGGATAGCATGGGCGTCGACGTTGCTCGAGGTGGTAAGGACCAGACGATCATCGCCAGACGCCATGGCATGTGGTTTGACGAGCCTCTAGCCTATGCCGGCAGCGCCACGCCTGATGGGCCGACTGTGGCCGGGCTGGTGATCAGCGCGCTACGGGATCGGGCACCGATACACATCGATGTTATTGGCGTCGGATCAAGCCCCTATGACTTCCTGAATGAATCAAACCAGCAAGTGCTCGGCGTCAACGTGGCCGAGGCTGCACTGGGGCTCGACAAGTCTGGCCGGCTGCGGTTCAAGAACCAGCGGTCTGAGCTGTGGTGGCGCATGCGTGAAGCACTCGACCCGGCAAACAATACTGGCATCGCGTTGCCGCCTGATCCACGGCTATTCTCGGACCTGTGCGCGCCAACATGGAAACTGGTGGGCCAGACTATTTCTGTGGCCAGCCGTGAAGAGATCTACGACCGCATTGGCCGCTCGCCTGACTATGCATCGGCATATTGCTTGGCGCTGATGGACACGCCGAAGCGATCAATCGCCATGGAGTATGGCCGTCGCAATCAGAAAGAGGACTACGACCCTTATGCAAAACTTTGAACAACGGTGCCCGTAAGGCGTTGACCGGGCCATAAATTGCCATCATGGTTAGAATTTCTATTGTTCAGCCTATAAAGTACATGCACAAAATTGTTTCGCTAATGCGAGACAATTGGGATGAAACAGGCTTTGACTTTGAGTTCAATCCATCTGCAGATGCGTATCAAAAGGTTGTAGATTGCAATGCAATGTTTGTGATTGCTGCGCTTGATGGTGATGATGTAATCGGGTATTGCACCATGATCATATCGCCACATCTGCACAATCCTGATGTGATTGTCGCTTCGAACGATGCTTTGTTTGTGGCAAAGCCGTACCGGAATGGAATGACCTCTGGCCGGCTGATAAAAGCTGCTGAAGACGAAGCAAAACGTAGGGGCGCAAGTAAAGTTTTGTGGCACACGAGAGCAGGCACCAGCTTTGCAGCAATGCTGGAGCGCCGCGGTTATCAACCATCAGACATAGTAGTCATGAAAGGATTTTGACATGGGATTAGATCCAGCAACTTGGGCAATTATTGCCGCGGCTTCCAGCGCAACTAGTGCTGCTTATTCTATTTACAGCGGTGAAAAGCAGCAACAACAGCAGGAAAAAAGTTTGCAAATGCAAGAACAAGCAAACAAAAAAGCAGAAGCTTCTGCTTTGAAACAAGAATCACAATCGCAGCAAAGCATTAATAAGGCCAATCAAAAACAAGCCGACACAAGTGCAATACTTGCAGCGGCACAGGAATCTGGCGGACAAAATCAAACGCTGTTGACCGGCCCAATGGGTGTTGATCCTAATCAATTGGCACTCGGCAAGAACACTCTCCTCGGCGCATAAACATGAGTCAATATCCCAGCGATGCACAATCAAATCCCAAGTCGGTGACTCGGGATAAGCTGTTTACCCGCTGGGGGCAGCTCAAGTCTGAGCGCGCAACTTGGTGGGCACACTGGCAAGAGATCACAACCTACCTGCTGCCACGCAATGGCCGGTACTTTATACAGGACCGGGACCGTGGCCAGCGTAGGCACAACAACATCTACGATAATACCGGCACACGAGCGCTTCGAATCCTTGGTGCAGGCATGATGGCTGGCGCTACAAGTCCGGCGCGACCATGGTTCAGACTGGCTACTGCTGACCCTGAGCTCAATGCGTATCACCCGGTGAAGCTGTGGCTGGAAGATGTGACCACGCGCATGCAGGTAGTGTTTCAGAAGTCGAACACGTATCGCACACTGCACCAGATGTACGAAGAGCTCGGCGCATTCGGCACTACGTCATCGATTTTGCTGTCAGATCCTCGCACTGTCATCCATCATTACCCGTCAACAGTCGGCGAGTTCTGCATTGCTACTGACTACCGCGGCACAGTCGATACCATCTATCGCGAGTTTGAAAAGACAGTCGCAGAGCTGGTCAAGGAGTTTGGTTACAAGAACTGTTCGACCACTGTTCAGAACATGTATGACCGCGGCACACTGGATGCATGGGTGCCAATCATTCATGCCATTGAGCCACGCACTGATCGCGACATCATGATGCGCGACAACAAGAACATGCCATTCAAGTCTGTGTACTTTGAGGTCGGCGGCAACGAAGATCAGTATCTGCGCGAGTCTGGATTTAAAGAGTTCCCAGCTTTGGCACCGCGGTGGTCGACAATTGGTGGTGACATCTATGGCAATGGCCCCGGCATGGAAGCTTTGGGCGACATCAAGCAGCTACAGCACGAACAACTACGCAAAGCACAAGCGATTGACTACCAGACCAAGCCACCATTGCAGGTGCCGACATCGATGAAGAACCGCGATGTAGACTCATTGCCGGGTGGTATTAGCTATGTCGATGCCAACAGCCCACAAGGCGGCATCAAGACAGCATTTGAAGTCAACCTGAACCTGCAGCATTTGCTCATGGACATTCAGGATTGCCGCGAGCGCATCCGTGGCGCGTTCTACGCTGACCTGTTCATGATGCTGGCCAATGCAACTGACACCCGCATGACAGCAACTGAGGTGGCCGAGCGCCATGAAGAAAAGCTGCTGATGCTGGGCCCGGTGCTCGAGCGTTTGCACAACGAGCTGCTGGACCCGTTGGTCGACAAAACATTCCAGCGCATGGTCGAATTCAACATGCTGCCTCCGCCACCACAGGAACTGCAGGGCATGGAACTGTCAGTCGAGTTTGTATCGATGCTGGCACAGGCACAACGCGCTGTTGGCACCAATAGCGTCGACCGTTTGGTCGGCAACCTCGGTGCCGTGGCGCAGTTCAAGCCTGATGTGTTGGACAAGTTTGATGCTGATCAGTGGGTCGACAGCTACAGCGATATGCTGGGCGTTGATCCTAAGCTGATTATTGCCAATGAAAGTGTGGCTCTGATTCGTCAGGCTCGTGATCAGGCAATGGCCGCAAAAGAGCAAGCAGCAATGATGCAGCAGCAGGCAGTTACGGCTAAGGATCTGGCATCTGCGCAGACCGGCCAATCGGAAAACGCCCTGACCGATGTGATGAACATGTTCAGCGGTTACAACTCACCATCAGCTACCGAGGTCTAATATGGCAATGATTAACATGAAGCAAAAGCCCGAGCGCGAAGAAATGCCCGGCGCAATTGAATACGAAGAGCCAATGTATCCCTATGGCCTGTGCTTGCACTTGAGCCAAGATGAAATGGAAAAGCTTGGCATCACCACGTTGCCTACTGTTGGTACCGAAATGACGATCACTGCCAAGGTATTCGTCAAGGGCACCAGCGCTTATGAAACACAAGGCGGCAAAGACATGAGCATGGACCTGCAGATTACTGACATGGAGATCGGTGCCAGCGAGAATGCACCAACTGCCGAGCGCAGTGCTACCCTGTTGTACGGTGCCTGATCATGCCGGCCAAGTCAGAAAAGCAGAAGCGGTTCATGCAGGCCGTGGCACACAACAAAGAGTTTGCCAAAAAGGTCGATGTGCCGCAGTCTGTTGGCCGGGAATTTATGGCTGAGAAGCTGTACCCGACATCTGACAAAGAAAAAAAGAGTAAAGGCTGACCGTGTTCTATCCATCACGTACCGAAGATGATCGCTCAGAACCGTTTGAGCTTCAGGTATCTCGCAACCTGATTAAAGGCCATTCGCTGGTCAACATCTTTGGGTATCAACCGCTGGTCAGTTCGACGTTTGTTCCCATCTGGGAAAACGCAACCGTATACACATATCCACTTGCAGCTACGGTCATGCAAATGGTAAGCGACAGTGCGTCAGATACAGCGGTGGCAATTCGCATCATGGGCCTGAATGCAGCTTATGAGCCCATCACAGAAGTTGTCACGCTTAACGGTACAACGCCAGTGTCAACAATCGGGTCATACTTCAGGATCAACAACCTCGTGACCGTGTCTGGCAATGCTGTTGGAACAATGACGCTGTCTGCTGCCGGCATTACCTATGCCAAGATCAACGCAGGAGTCGGACGCAGCCAGATGAGTCTGTACAGTGTGCCTGCCGGATATACGTTTTATCTGGCGCGAGTGGATTTATTTTCGAATTTGTCCGGCGGATCTGGTAACCATTGTTTGTACAAGGTTCAAAGCGAATACCCAAATGGCGTAAAACTTGATGTTTTGCAGGCACCATTTACTGATCGATACGAAGCACGGCGCGTGGTCCCATTTCCCTATGCAGAAAAAACAGACATTCAATGGCAGTCAAGAGTGAGCCAGCAAACGGCTGAAATAGGTGTCGTGATCGAGGGCATATTGATACGGAACGAGCACTGAGTGCCCGTATGATTTAGCAACATAGATAAATTACACAATGAGCAATTACGATCCGACCGATCTTCGTAGTCAGGAAAAGCAGAAAGCGGATAAAGTTACCCGCGAAAAGCTGTTCAAGGAAAACGAAGAATCGGACATTAAGTGGCTCATGGGTACAAAGCGGGGCCGTCGCATACTGTGGCGGCTTATGGATCAATCCGGCGTGTTCCGGCTGTCGTTCAACACCAATGCGATGCAGATGGCTTTCGCAGAAGGTAACAGAAACTTCGGCAATCGCATGCTGGCAATGATCCACGAACAATGCCCAGAGCTTTACTCAGTAATGGTTAAGGAGCAAAAAAATGACAGATTCGCTGATGACGGAAGCCACAACGACCAATGACGGCGCACCCGCATCGCAAGACGCAGGAAGCAATTCACCGACGGGTGATGCGCAACTTGCGAATGGGCAGCAAGCATCCGACGGACAGAACCAGAATCAACCTACAGAGGGCGACAATGGCAATGCCAATGGTGACCAAGAAGGCACAAAACCTGCACAGGTAGCGCCTGAAAAGTACGACTTCAAGTTCGATGAGGGCAAGACAGTCGACGCCGGAATACTGGACGTATATTCGGAGGTAGCCAAGGAATTGAATCTGACTCAGGACGCTGCGCAGAAGATGCTTAGTAAGCTGGCCCCGGTAATCGAGGGCAAACAGCTTGAGCGTATTGAATCGGTAAAGAACGAATGGACCAAAGCATCTGTATCTGACAAGGAATTTGGCGGCGATAAGCTGGCAGAAAACCTTCAAGTAGCAGAAAAAGCTTTGAGCGCATTCGGCACTGACCAGTTGCGCGCGCTACTCAAAGACTCTGGGCTGGGAAATAATCCTGAAGTGATCAGGTTTATGTACCGCGCAGGTAAGGCAATCAGTGAGGACAACTTTGTCGGCGGAAACAAAGGCCAAAAATCAAAAGGCCCGATGACTTTCAATGACCACGCTGCCGCACTCTATTCCAATCAGCAAACTTAACAGGAGCAAATCATGGCAACTCTTTCTGCAACCGCACTCACGCTGGCCGACTGGGCCAAACGTATTGACCCCGAAGGCCGTGTACCAGTAGTCGCCGAACTGCTGTCACAGTCGAATGAAATCCTCGAAGACTGCATGTTCAAGGAAGGCAACCTGCCTACCGGCGAGCGCGTAGTTATTCGTACTGGCCTGCCGACCGTTTACTGGCGCGCACTGAACCAAGGTATCCCGAACTCCAAATCGACCACAGCACAGGTCGACGAGGCTTGCGGCATCCTTGAAGCTCGCTCAGAAGTCGACAAAGATCTGGCCATGCTGAACGGCAACACGGCTCAATTCCGCCTGTCGGAAGACACCGCGTTCCTCGAAGCAATGAACCAGACTCAGGCAACCACGCTGTTCTACGGCAACCCCGGCACCGATCCTAAGCAGTTCCTCGGTCTGGCTGCTCGTTACTCCAGCCTGTCAGGCGGCAACGCTCAGAACATCCTGTCCGCAGGCGGCTCTGGCTCTGACAATACTTCGATCTATCTCGTGGTTTGGGGTGACAACACTGTCTACTGCCCATTCCCGAAAGGCTCGAAAGCTGGTCTGATCCATGAAGATCTGGGCGAGCAGACTGTCTACAACAGCGACGGCACCCGTCTGCAGGCATACGCAACCCGTTACCAGTGGAAAAACGGTCTGGTCGTTAAAGACTGGCGCTATGTCGTTCGCATCTGCAACATCGATGTGTCCGATCTGATCGCTCAAACTGGCACACAAGCTGCAAACGTATCGACAGCAATCATCAAGCTGATGGCTCGCGCTTTGTATCGTATCCCGAACATGAGCATGGGTCGTGCTGCTTTCTACATGAACCGCACTGTGCATTCTGGTTTGGCTCTGGCCGCTCTGGACAAGTCGCAGTATGTTCTGAAGATCGAGCAGGGTCTGACACAGTTTGGTCAGCCTAATAGCTGGCTGTCGTTCTTGGGCGTCCCTCTGCGCCGTGTTGACGCTATCCTCAACACTGAAGCAGTCGTGTCCTAATCAACCAGAATCGAAAGGAAATAAATCATGATTACCGATAAACTGCTTCGCGTTTCGGAAGATCAAGCACTCACAACGACTGCTGTATCGACCGATACAATCGATCTGTCTGTAGCCCGTGACATTGGTGAAGGTGGCGATTTGTTCATGAATTTTGCAGTGACCACAGCTTTGGCTGGCGGTACATCTGTAAAGTTTGAAGTGATCACTTCTGCTGCTGCAAACTTGGGTAGCCCAACCGTAATCGGCAGCACCGATGCAATCGTTACTGCTTCGCTGGTCGCTGGTTACAATACTGCTGTTCGTATCAACCCGCAAATCGCTTCTTTGGGCCAGCGTTATCTTGGCGCTCGTTACACCATCTCTGGTACCTATACCTCTGGTAAGGTAACTGCTGATGTTGTGATGGATATCCAAGATGGCCGTAAGTTCTACCCATCGGGCGTCACTGTAGTTTAATGAAAGGAAAGCACTATGCCTACATACCGAGTTCTGGAAAAATCATTTATCAACGATGCCATTCGTGAGGAAGGCGAAATCGTTGAATATAATGGAAGACCCAGCGGCAATCTTGAGCTGGTAGATGGCTCTGATGATGAACAGACAAAACCTTCCAAGCGTAAATGGGAGAAGAAGTCTCAAACAACTGAAGAGCAGAACGAAGTAGAAGGCTCGGTGTAATCTTTCGAAGCCGTAATTACTGGGGCCGTTGGGAAACCACGGCCCCTTTTACATAGGAGTCAAGCATGGCATCCGAAGTCGACATCGTAAACTTGGCGCTATCTCATATCGGTGACCGTGCCAATGTCTCCAGCATCAACCCGCCAGAACAATCAATGCAGGCCGAGTTGGCCGCACGGTTTTACCCAATCGCACGAGATACTTTGCTCGAGATGCATACATGGTCATTTGCAACTCGCAGAGATTATTTGGCGCAGCTAACGAACACATGGGACCAATGGCAATATGCATACGCATATCCACAAAGTGTCGCAAAGATTATTGCAGTCATACCACCAGAAGCAAACGACGATTATTCAAGCAGGTTTGGCATCACGAATGTTTACGGAATTTCAGAGACTTACAGTCCAGTTGTCGCCGCTGGCCATTATGTACCTCAGCCTTTTGCAGTTGAAAGCGATTCAACTGGCGCGCGCATCATTTACACGAATCAAGAAAACGCGATCTGCAGATATACAACCATAATTTCAGACACCACAAAGTTTTCCTCATTGTTTACATTGACGCTGTCGTGGCACCTTGCATCAATGTTGGCTGGTCCAATTATCAAAGGCGAAGTCGGATCTGCAGAAGCTGGTCGATGCACAAAAATGATGCTTGGCTTTTTATCTCAAGCAAAAATGTCTGACTCGGATCAGAGAGACAGCAAGCCGGAGCATATTGTTAACTGGGTAGCCGGGAGATAATTATGCCAATCGACATGAGCAAGTACGCCAGCATTCTGTATGCAAATCAGAACTCTGACCCTGAGCAAATGGATGACAGCATGTATCGTCCGGATGGGTCAGTCAAAAGCGCGAAAGGTTACCTTGGCGCAATGGAGCGTCCAGATGGCACGGTATCGACAGAGATATCAGCAGGCTTTGAAATTAACGGCAAAGAGATGGACATCCCACTTATGGTGCCGGGACTTACAAAAGATGAGATTGATTATCTTTTGACCGCCGACATGGACAGCGAAGACTTTTTTAAAAACATGCCAGACTCAATTCCAGACAAAGCAATTGAGCATGCAAAAAAACGAATCAAAGAAGGCAAAAACGTCTTTTATCAGGACGGTGAGGAGAGCCAATAATGCCATCAGTCCGCACCCTTATACGATCATTTGCAGGCGGCGAGATGTCGCCAGAGATGTTTGGCCGAATCGACGATGTGAAATTTCAGTCTGGTGCGGCAAGAATGAGAAACTTTATTGCCACGCCTCAAGGACCAGCAGAAAACAGATCGGGCACGACGTTTGTTCGCGAGGTCAAGGATTCAACAAAGCGCACACGGCTGATCCCGTTTACGTTTTCGACCACGCAAACTATGGTCATTGAAGTCGGCGCTGGATACTTCCGTTTTCACACCAATGGTGCAACGCTGCTTGCCGGCAGCCCTGCTGCTTACAATGGCGCGACTGCGTACACCATAGGCGCACTGGTAAGCTCTGGTGGCGTCAATTACTACTGCATCGCAAACACCACAGGCAATGCTCCGCCCAATGCGACGTATTGGTATCCATTGCCAAGCGCAGCTTACGAAATCCCAAACCCATACTCTGAAGCAGATCTGTTTGATTTGCATCATGTTCAATCGTCAGACATTTTGACAATTGTTCATCCAAATTATGAGTCGCGTGAACTGAGAAGAATTAGCGCGACAAGTTGGACATTAACTGTAATTGACTTTGATGCGCCTATTGCAGCGCCAGCTTCTGTAACTGGTACTGGTTATACGCCTGCATCAGCATCAGTAAACGTCGACACGTATCAAAGATGGAGTTATGTTGTTACAGCAATACCTGCTGATGGTATTGGCGAATCAGTGCAAAGTAATGTATCGACCGGTCCTGTGATGACAATCACCGCTGCAACAAAAGCCAATCCGGGTGTTCTTACATTATCAGCGGCGCACGGTCTTCGAGTTGGAGACAAAATATATATAAGCGGTGTCGGAGGAATGACGCAGCTTAACGATACCTATTATTACGTCAACACAGTACCAGCCGCCACAACTATTACATTAAAAACTCTTGATGGTGTCGTAGTAAATACAACGGCATACACAACATACACATCAGGCGGAAGTGTAACTCCACAATTTATCGCAACAAATTTGTACGTTACTGGTGCGTATGTGTCTCTTTCTTGGACTCCTGTTACTGGTGCATCTCGATACAACGTCTACAAATTGCAGGGTGGTATTTACGGATACATTGGCCAAACAAGTGGCACATCAATTGTTGATGACAATATAGCACCAGATCTTGGAGTGAGCCCACCAAACTACGACAATATTTTTGCAAGTGCTAATAATTATCCCGGCGCTGTTTCTTACTTTGAGCAACGCAGATGTTTTGCTGGGACAATTAATGATCCGCAAAAAATGTGGATGACTAAATCTGGCACTGAATCAAACATGAGTTATTCATTGCCGATTAAAGATGATGACAGAATTGCGTTCAAAGTGGCTGCTCGAGAATCAAATACGATTCGCCATATTGTTCCTTTGTCGCAATTAGTTTTACTGACAAGCTCCGCGGAATGGCGGGTGACTTCAGTAAACTCAGACGCCATCACTCCAACATCGATTTCTGTACAGCCACAATCTTACATTGGTGCATCTAATGTGCAGCCATCAATCATCAATAATGCGATGGTGTATTGCTCTGCTCGAGGTGGCCATGTGCGTGAACTTGGTTATTCGTGGCAGTCGAATGGTTTTATTACTGGTGACCTATCACTTCGAACGGCGCATTTGTTTGACGATTATGAAATTGTCGACATGTGCTACAGCAAAGCGCCAAAACCAATCATCTGGTTTGTGTCCAGCTCAGGCTACCTGCTTGGCCTGACCTATGTGCCAGAGCAGCAAATCGGCGCATGGCACTGGCACGATACTGATGGCGTATTCGAAAGCTGCACCACAGTGGCCGAAGGCGCAGAAGATGTACTGTATGTTGTTGTGCGACGCACCATAAATAATGTCAGTAAGCGCTACGTCGAACGGATGACAACCCGTAAATTTGCCAGCTTGACTGATGCTTTCTTTGTTGATTCCGGGTCAACATATGACGGCACCAATACGACAGCCACCACCGTGACTGTGACCACTGGAGCCGGCTGGACACCTTCTGACAGTTTGACGATTACTGCTTCATCAGGGATCTTTAGTTATCCCGGCACATCGGATGTCGGCGACCAGATTGTTTTAACTGGCTCTGACGGCATTAAATACTTGCTGACCATATTGGCCACATCTTCATCGACAGTGGCCACAGCGCGCGTCAATCGAACGCTGGCGACAGAATTTAGGTCGACTGCCACATCGGCCTATTCATTTGCCAGAAACAGCATCAGCGGCCTGACATGGCTTGAAGGAAAGACCGTCAGCATTCTTACCGATGGCGCTGTTCACCCGCAACGTACAGTCACATCTGGCACGGTTACGCTGGAGCAACCCGGCACAATTATCCACATCGGCTTGCCGTATGATTCTGACTTGCAAACCCTGCCAATGGCCATGCAAATTGACGGAGCATTTGGCCAAGGTCGGGTCAAAAATGTAAACAAAGTGACCATGCGAGTTTTTAGATCGTCTGGTATTTTCATTGGCCCAAATGAAGAGAATTTGATTGAAGCCAAACAGCGTACAAGCGAACCATATGGATCGCCACCATCATTGAAAACCCAAGAAATCGACATCAATTTGACGCCTGATTGGACTGACGGTGGGCAGGTATTTGTAAGGCAACAAGATCCTTTGCCATTGACAATTATTAATCTGTCATTTGAGGTCGCTACTGGCGGGTAATGTGCCCGTAAAACGCCGGGATATCGATAATGTTCGGGCATTGATTGGAGATCAACAATGGATCAATATGTAAGAGTTCCTGCATTTAATGCAAAGAATGTTGACCAGATAGCATCAGAAACTCCGGTTTCAATTACCGACGGTTTTTTTAATACTGGAGCCAGTTTATTTAACAAAGGGTCAACATTATTGTCTGACTTTTTTACTCCATCGCAACAAAGCTTTGCAGGAATGCAAAAAGCTGCGCCATTTATGTTTGCCGCTGGTGCAGTACAGGCTGCGGTTGGCTCTTACTATCAAGCAAAATCAGCGCAATATCAGTACAAGTCCCAAGCTTTGACAATGGACTTTCAAAAAAGCATGTCGGAGATTAATGCCCGACAGGCTGAATTCATGGCGCAACAGATTCTTGATGTAAGCGGCAAAGAAATAAGCATGCTGAAGATGCGAGCTGGCAAGATTAAAAGCGCATCAAAGGCAAGCATGTCGGCTCGTGGCTTAAAGCTTGGCGTCGGATCTACTGCTGAAGTGGTAGCCACTACTGACCTCGTGGCGGAAATGGACGCGCTGACCATATACGCAAACGCCATAAAATCATCTGAAGCAGCAAGAACACAATCCGTTAATTACATTAATCAAGCAATGATGCAAGGCGTATCTGCGCAAAATTTACGATCAACTGCTGATAGCGTCAGTCCACTTAGTGCTGCAATGACTTCATTTACTCAGTCTGCAAATACTTTGACTACATCATGGTTCTTGAAAAATAAGGTGGGCCCATAATGGCAACAGTACCTATTTATGATCAGCCACAGGTCAACCCAAATGTTGGCCAGATGCCTGCATTTCAGGGGCAGAATGTAGAACCTATTCGCGATTTTACTGGCAAGCAAATTGAAGAGGCTGGGCAAGCTCAGGTCAATAGTGCATCTAATTTAATGCGCATTGCTGAGAAGCAAAAAGAACTAGAAGAGCAGTCACTGCTTGATAAAACTGAGATTGACTTAAGAAGTTTTATTACAGACTTCACAAGAGAAAATGAAGGAAGCGTAGGCGAAAAAGCATCTGGTTTAACAGAAAAATTTTCAACAGCGTATTACAAAAAAGTCGCTGAATTTGTTGATAAGTTTTCTGCTGATGGATCAAAAGATTCTCGCCTTGTAAAAAGATTTCAAAACAAGGCTAATGAACTCGGTCTTTCTTCTATTGCCAGATTTTCTACATATGAAGCTGATCAAAAACAACAGGTCCGCGTAAACAATAATAAGGCACTTGGAAAAATGCTGAGTAATACAGCATCGGCAGTTCCATTTGCATTAAAAGATGGAAAAGTATTTGATGGAGCTGAATTTGAAACTAGCAAAAAACAGCTTATAGATAATTTAAAAAAGCGAGCTGATTTGCTTGGATATGGTGAAGATTCTGATGTTTACAAACAGCTTGTGCAAGAAGAGCTGTCATCAGTTTACATGGACCGCGTGGCTAATATCATCAACACAAACCCACTTGCTGCGCCTGCATACTTTGATCAGGTCAAAGATTTTATTACGAACGATGAGTTTAAAAATAAATTCAAAGGCATGGCCACAAAAGTTGCTCAAGAAGCTGAGGCTGAGGGATGGGTTGAATCAAAATTTACAGAGGCTTTAGCAAGCAAAGACAAAAAGTCTATTGCCAATTTGCGTTTAGATATTATGAATAAGTTTTCTGGTGATCAACAGAAAACTGCTCTTCAAATTTATGAACAGCTTGAACAAAGCATGATCACTCAAAATGAACAGATTAGAAGAACTTATTCTAGCCAAGCATGGGATAGTGTTTTGCAGTCAAAAACAACATGGGGAACTGTTTCAAATACAACTAAAGAATGGTTAAAAGAAAATGATATAGATACCTACAGAAGCATAAATATTTACATTGACCAAAATATACAAAACGAAAAGAACGCAGCTAAAGCAGCAAGATCGGAGGAAAGAGCTGAAGCTAGGTTTGATGCAGCAGAAAAAAGAGAAAAAGACAGGGCTGCTCGTGAAAGAAGGCAAGAGCAGCGTTTAGCCGCTAGAGCTGCTTTAGAAGAAAAAGAGAATGTTGCTTTTGGTGAATTAAGCTCAGTAATGGGTAGCGATCAAAAAACATTTATTAATATGGACCTTAATAAATGGCGCACTAGACTTTCTGAATCTGATTGGAAATGGTTTACAAAACAACAAATTGAACTTAAAAATAAACCAGAAAGTCAAAAACAAGCAGCAACATTATCCAGCAGAATTAGCACTGAAGCAGATATTCTTGGCATTAATAAAAGTGTGCAAAAGAAGGCAAGGTTTGAAAAAATTATTTATAACGAAATAGATACGTTTATTACAAATAACAATGGTAAACAACCTGATGCAAAGCAAATAAATACAATTATTAACGATGCTAAGAAAGAATATACAACAGGTGAATTTCTTGGAATTCGTTCTAAGTCTCGTCGCTTTGAACTTCAGAAAGCAAAAACAATTAATGACATACCAAAAGATCTGTTGGGTGAAATTAAAGCTGATCTTGATAGAAAAAAATTACCAGCCACAAACGAAGACATCATCAACATTTACAATGTTTATATAGGCCAAAATGACTGATTTTACTAGCGCCATTGACTCTGTATTTGAAGAGAAGCGCCGCAAATCGCCGACGATAGATCCATCTACATCTACCGTAGGTAAATTTGATTCGGCTATTAATCAGTACAAATCTAATCAAGCCGCAGTAGTTAATTACACAGCACAGCAATCTCCTGCTGACTATGCTGAGTCAATTCGCGTTAGTAGGCAAAGCAACATACCAGCAGAGGTTGTTAGTGGTGATTTAAATTATTTTAAATCGCTGACTGATATCAGGCAAAAGCAGGAATACCTTGCAAAGAATCCGGGCCTTTGGCAATTTGTTGAAAGAAATCCTGAGAAGTATGGATTGATTCAAAACGATCTTGGAAAGATTGACAATGTAGTTAATGGTTCACGACTTGGTATTCAGCTTGATATTTCAAATAAAAAGAAAGTATTCACCAAGCGTCCAACAGCATCTGATTTTCCTGTAAATGCTGACCGCGGTTTTGTTGATGCAGTCAAAGAATTAAAGTCTGCGCAATTCCAGTGGGATGACATCATGAGCCGCGGTGAAGCTCGCCCAATGGACCGTACTATTGCTCGCGGTGATTACAAACAATTTGCAAAAGATCTGCTAGAGGGTAAACAGTACGACGTATTTTTGCGTGGCTATCAAGAAGGCAAGCAGGCTTTGGGCATGGGGCTTGACCGGCTTGATGTGTTTGGCGGCGTCAATCGAGACATTGCTGCGGCTTGGGAAGCTGAAGGTCTTACATATTCACCAAATTCTATTCGTGCTGCTCGCATTCAACAGCAGCAACGAAACATAGAGAAATATCCTATACCGCTGGCTGCTGAAGATGGTTTGCGTGAAATACAGCAGGCTGATGGACCCGGTGATGCATTGATGGCTATTGTCAGAAATCCATTTGCAACAGCTTATGCAATCGAAAAATCGTTGGGTGCCGTTGCCCCGGGTTTGGCTGTAACAATTGGTTTATCTACGCTTGGGCCACTTGGAACTGCAACTGGTGCTGGATTGACAGGTTTTACAATTGAGTATGGCTCTACCATATTAGATGTCATGCAGGAAAATAAAGTCGACATGAATGATGTTGGCTCTATCAGCCGAGCTTTGGATAACAAAGATTTGATGGAAAAAGCTCGCGGAAAAGCAGTTGCTAGAGGTATACCTATTGCGTTGTTTGATGCTGCTACAGCAGGTTTGGCAGGTAGATTTTTGGCTGCTGCAGGTCCAACAAAACGAAGCATGATTACTGCAGTAACAGCCGAAGGCGCTCTTCAAATGGGTGGCGGTGCGCTTGGTGAAATTACTGCGCAGCAAGTAAGTGGCGAAGAAAAATTTAAATGGGGTGATATTTGGCTTGAGGCATTAGGTGAATTGCCTACAGCCGTGCCAGAGGCTTGGTCTAATTATTCTGGCTTGCGCGCAAAATATGAACAAAAGCAGGCAGAACGCACTGATAACATTGTGAATGCGGCTGTTAATGCTGACATTATGCGCAATGCCATGAATCAAGTCAAAAACATGGAGGCGGCAAATCTTGGCCCAGAAGGCAAGGAGGCTATTGCCGAAGTATTCAACCAATCCAATCCTGATGCTGCAGTAACCATCAACGTCAACAATTTGATGGAGCTGGCCACAGACGAAGAGTTTAATACGCTGCAGTCATTAAACCAAGATTATGTTGCGCAAATTAAAAATGCGATCAATGATCAGACAGATGTCGAAATTAAGATGGGCGACTTTCTGGCTGTGTTTTCGCAATCGCAAAGGTCTGAGGAAATTCTTGCAAATGTTCGGATGAATGACACTGACATTACCTTGGCTGAGGCTAAGGTAATGGCTCAGGAAGAAGACGCCGCATTGAAGCAAGAGCTCGAGAATCTGATTGCTGATCAAGATAAGCGTCAATCATTTTATGAAAGCAGAGAAGCCGTCAAGCAAGATATCTTTGCCAAGCTCAATCAATCAAGTCGGTTTACATCATCTGTAAACGAAGTAAACGCAACGCTTGCCGCGGCTCGATTTGCGACTCGTGCTGCACAGCTCGGCATGTCGCCACAAGAGTTTTACCAGCAGCGCGGACTAAACATTGTGTCGCAGCCTATCGCTGGGCAAGAAGTTTTTATGCAGGATCTGGACACAACAACACCAGAATTTCAGCAGTTTTTTGCTGACAGCAAAGTCGTTGATCAAACCGGGATGCCCATTCGCATGTTTACCGGGACATCAAAAGACAAGGACTTCACCAAATTTAATGTCCCAAAAAATGGTACATGGTTTAGCGTTGACTCGGCTGTTGCATCTGACTATGCAATTGAAAATGACAGCACTGGTTACAAATGGGAAGGTGGCCGGCCAGTTGCAATCAATACATCTGCGCGCGTAATTCCTGTTTATCTAAACATTAAATCGCCGTATAAAATGACCGATGCGGATTTTGCGCGGATTAATGTTGAGAATTACAAGAAGGCTCAAGGCCAGTTTTTTGACGAACTGCGCGCTCAAGGTTATGACGGTGTCGACATGGGCGATGGTAACTGGGTAGTGCTTGGAAGCCCATCGCAAATTAAATCGGTATTTAATCAAGTTCCGACAGAATCGCCCAACATTCTTAAGCAGACCATTGGTGGCAAGCCCGGCGCAAATAACCCCGGCTCTGGTGTTGAAGACCGTAACCGACTGGGATTCTGGCCAGCTCTGCGCGTCAAGGTCACCGGCAAGGTCACGATTCCTGAAAAGCCACTGATCCTGACTGGCACGACAAACGTCAATGCGCAAAAGCAGATCGATGCGATTGACAATATTTTGAAAAAGTTTCCGAAGGCAACAGAGTCTGTCGAGCAGTGGTCAAAGATGATGGCCTATGCGCTGGGCTCGGACGAGGTGCCGGTACCGCCGTATGCCTTTATCAGCGACCTCAATGGCACGGGATCTGTCGACAAGCTGCGCACCCTGACACAAGGCCAGATCGACGATGCAACGGCAGGATTCGACAATGCCAAAGAGTTCCGTCGGGCATACACATCGGGCGAGCTGACGGTCGAAACCACCGGCAAGCTGTTCCTGTGGTCATTCCTGTCCCGTGGTGTGAGTCCTTACACGCAGGAAGCGCTGTTCATTGACTCGTTCAATGGTGCCAATGAGTGGATCGCCAAAGCGGCGCGCGGCGAGTTTACCCAGAACGATTTCCCAGCCTATGAAGAGTGGGCCAAGTCAGTTGCCCCCAAGGGCAGTGGCCAGCCCGGCGCTGGCGCAACGCACAACCTGAATGCGTTCGGTCAGGATTTCCTATTCAAGATGTCGCAGAAGGGCGCGGACGGCAAGTCGCACCTGCAGCGGCTGCACGACATGATGGCCGACTCAAACCAGACCGGCAAGCAGATCCGCCGGGAGTTTGCGACGTTTGGCGAGGGCGTGGGCATCGACAACAAGGTGGTGTCGTTTACCCTGCTGGTGGCCGGTTTCAATGATGTGATGGTGCTGGACCGGGTGCAGATCCGCCAGTTGTGGGATGACGGCAAATTCAAGGGCGTCAACCTGTACGACGGTGTCACAGAAAAGCGGATGGTCACCGGCAAAGACGGTGTGACCAAAGAAAAAAACGTCAAGATTGCCGGGTCATCTCTCAACAATTTGACCGAGGGCGCGCGTGGCATTTTGGTCTACGAGGCCATAGAGCGCGGTCTGGAAACCAAGATAAAGCAGTTTTACACAGATCTGGGCCGGCCACAGGACGCCAGCATTGGCCGGTATCACTGGGAAACATGGGTTGCAGACAGCCAGCAGGAGGCCGCTCATGGCTCTCTGGGCGCTATTTTGGCCGATGCCAAGGGTGACGATCAGGCGATCGCCACTGTTCACGCCAAGCAAGGAGAATATGGTGCATATGAGTACGGAGCCCTGTACAATAGAGACGTAACGTCAACACCTTGGTTTGGCTATGAGACTCCGACTGGGAACAATTATGCGTTCTCGGTGCCTGCTTTCCGGGCATTTTTGGAGGACATCAAGCGCCCGGCAACTGGTGTTGTCCCGACAAAATTTAAAGTAACGGAGAGCGGAAATGCCCCTTGGTACACCAGACCAGAAGTCAATCAACAGCGCCTCGATGAGCGCGCAGCCTACTGGGCAGACCTTGCCGGCGGAACCGGCGAAGGGCGACTTGCTATTGAGCAAGCTGCTCCGGCAGCGCAGCCCGATGGTGCCCGACCCGAGTCCGGAGACGGTGAATTTTTCCAGTCCGGAGGGGCAGGCATTCAGCGCTTACGAACAAGCGATATCAATGTTGCCGCAAGATATGGCACCCCAAGAGACGGATCCACTACAGTCGTTGGCGTCCACTATAGCAGCCTCCCTCGAAACACTCTCTCCGGGCAATTCTACGGAAACGGCCTAAAGGGTGCCGAGGCTGGCAGGCTTGGCCAAAGCACCGATAATCGGATATCAAACCGGGTTCATTTTTACGTCGACACCGGCTCAGGCATAGCGCCCGAAGCTGGTGTTGGCGGCAATGCTCACGCAGTCAACCTGCAAAATCTGTATAACATTGAGGAAGATGCATTGGGCCTGCGCGCACAGGCGTCTGCTGCAGGTAGAGATCCGCAAAACCTGTGGTTCAATGGCGTCGAGTCTGCTGTTCTTGATGCTGGCTTTGATGGTATTTACATTCCAAGCGCACAAGAAACACAAGGCGTCGCGGTACTTTTAGGTCCGCAGCATGCGGATGTACCAGTCGATCAACTCGGTACACATTCAGACCCCAATGCTGTTGCGCCCCGTCAACCATCTGTCAGTAAGCGCCGCATATCGCTGATGCCTGATGAGATACAGACTTTTTATGATCAGGAAGCGCAGATTAAACAGGGCGCGCCCAGTGCATACCTTCGCAATGGCAATCTGATTTTTGATGAGGCTGATGCGCAAAACGTCATCGACTTTTTCCCTGCGGCAGCTAATGCCAAAGTGCTGATGCAAAATGCTCGCGGAACATTTAATCCGCGGACAAACACCATCACACTGCTCAAGGATGCAAACTTATCTACGTTTGCGCACGAGCTGGGACATTTTTTCTTTGAGGATGACATCCTGCTGGCATCCGAATTGATGGCGAAAGAAAACATCACAATCGGTGAGCAGCAGATCATTAATGATGTCAGCAAGCTGATGTCATGGCACGGAATCCAAGGCAATGCTGTTGAGCAAATTCAACAGTATTTCAATATGGATTTTGAAGAAAAGCGCGCATATCACGAGCGCACTGCTGAATCGTTTGAGCGATATTTGTTTAGCGGTAAAGCGCCGAGCATGGAGCTCCAACCTTATTTCCAGCGGTTCCGTTCTTGGATGATCAGTGTTTACAACTCGATCAAAGAGTTTCTGATTAAAAATCCTGAAGCAGGGAAACTTAATGCTGAGGTTAGAGAAGTGTTTGACCGCATGCTGGCAACCAATGATCAGATTGAACTGGCCCAGCAAAACAGTTCGATGATGCCATTGTTTGAATCTGCGCAAGAAGCCGGCATGACTGCCGAAGAGTTTGCGCGGTATCAGCAAGAAAATGCAGAAGCTGGAGCATCAGCCATGGATGACCTGACAGCCAAGACGTTGTCAGATATGAAGTGGATGGAAAACGCTAGAGCTCGAGAGCTCCGTCGCCTGCAAAAAGAAGCTGCTGGCTTGCGCGCAGAAATAAAGATAGAAGCTCGTCGACAAATCTTATCGCAGCCGGTGTATCAAGCTTGGCAGTTTTTGACTGGCAAATCAGCGCAGCCATCTGTCGATATGACAGAGTACCAACTTGAGGTAGCAGAATGGGAGCGTAAGAAGTCTGAAGCGCTTGATGAAGCTCGCATCGAGATCCGTACAAAACTGTGGTCTGAGTCGCCTGAGTCAAAGAAAACTTACGAGACTACACAAAAAGCAGGTCTGGCAAAGGGCCAGTTCTTGTCTAAGCATCGCAAAGATATTGAGCTAGATGTCAGCAAATTTGCTTTGGAGTATGACCGCAACAATCCAAAGCCAAAGAAACCAGAAGTGCCAACAACCGTCGAAGAGATGGGCGAAGTTGTATACGGCAAGCTTAATACTGCAGCCGTTGCAGAGCTCGGAATCCCAGAGGAAATCACTGGATTCTTAAAGACACTGCGCATGGTGGCAACAGATGGTTTGGACCCAGACATGCTGGCCACGCAGTATGGTTTTTCATCTGGTGATGAGCTTGTCAGATCTTTGGCTGCTGCAGAAAAGCCAGAGGTAGCTATTGAAAAGCTGACAGATAAATTGATGCTCGAGCAGTACGGTGAATTTGCTACGCCAGAAGCTTT